AAACCTTTAAGCATTAAACCAATGAGTGAACTTAATGCAAGATACTTTCAATATAAGTATAAGACAGATAACGATTTTTATAATGAAAACTACACAAAGAAATATAGCGAAGGATACGCAGATAGGATTTATGATACAGAGTTTGACTTTGCAAAAGATACAGAAACAACAGATATAATATTTGCACCTAGCGTTCTATTTCAACAAACAGGAACTGATAAAATATACCCTGCTATTTATAAACTATCTAACAACAACACAAAAGAGGATGTTATGGATAGTGTTATAAGAATTATGCAAGTTAAAAAGATAACAGGTGTAGCTAGTTGGAATATAATGAATCTTGCAACTGTATTAAGTAGTCCTACTTCTTATGGTTATGCAGGGCATTTAGATGACCCTACTACTCCTGCTAATGATATTAACTTTGGAGCACCTAAAGAGTTATCATTTACCCCTACAACATATCCTACAACAAATCTATTTAACGCATATCATAGTGATTACATAGCCGAGATTACAGACAAGAATAGTAAACTATTAACTTGTTCTGCTTTGCTTAATACTATTGATATATTGAATTTAGACTTTAGCAAATACATTTGGATAGATGGAGTTTTATTTAGGCTAAACAAAGTTGATGGATTTAATCCTATGGAATACAATACAACCAAAATAAGTTTATTAAAAGTAATTGAAACAACATACACATAATGGCAAATAATTTACAATATAAAGTAGAGGTTGATGGCGAACAAGCCAAAGGTGCAGTAAAATCATTTAGAGAGCAATTAAGAGAAGCTAGTAAAGATGTAATTAACTTATCTGAAAAGTTTGGTGCTACATCAATAGAGGCAGTAAACGCAGCAAAGAAAGTAGCTGAACTTCGTGATAGAATTGGAGATGCAAAATCATTAGCTGATGCTTTTAATCCTGATGCAAAGTTTAAAGCGGTAACTTCATCTTTATCAGGAATAGCAGGTGGCTTTGGTGCGGTGCAAGGTGCAATGGCTTTGTTTGGTGCTGAAAGTGAGAATGTTCAAAAGACATTACTTAAAGTTCAATCTGCAATGGCTTTGTCTCAAGGATTACAATCAATAGGTGAAAGCGTAGATAGCTTTAAACAATTAGGTGCAGTAATTAAAAGTACATCTTTATATCAAGCTGCATATAATTTTATAATGGGTGAAACTATTGTTGCAACAGAAGCGGCAACAATTAGTACAGTTGAACAAACAATAGCATTAGAGGCAGAGGCAGTAGCAACAACAGGAGTTGCAACTGCAACAACAGGAGCAACAATAGCTTTAAGATTATTTAGAGCAGCATTAGTAGCAACAGGAGTAGGTGCTTTAATTGTAGGGGTTGGTCTTTTGATTGAATATATGTCATCATTAGCAGGTGCTACTGAAAAAGCTAGGAAGGAAAAAGAAAGATTTGATAAAGCATTTGTTGAAGGAAGTAAAAAAGCGAATACTCAATATTTAGAAGATTTAGATGATTTAAAAGAAACTGAATTAGCAAAAGTAGGGGAGGATGAAGATGCTAAATACGCTATTGAAGAAAAATACAGAAAACAAAAAATAGATGCATTAGATGCACATAATAAAAAAATAAAAGGTTTAGATGTAGAAGCTGAAGGTGAAATACAAAAACAAATAGCAAAATTAAGAAATGAAGGAATAATTAATAAGTTTGCAAATGAAAGAAGATTAAGAAAAGAGCAACAAGAAATAGACCTGCAATTAGAAGTAGAAGCTGCATTAAGAGAAAAGAAAGCTATTGATGCAGAATTAGCTGCTTATGAAAAAAGAAAAAAAGCAGGAAGCAAAGTAAATGATGCGTTAATAGGTTCAGATGGTATGACTGCAAGTGAAAGAAAAGCGGCTGAAGAAGAAAAGATTAAAACAAAAGAATATACTGATGCACAATATGAAAAATTATCAGATAAAAATGATAAAAATAGTTTAGGTAAATTCTTAAATAAAAAAACAGAAGAACTTAATATTATACAAAAAACTATAGATGGTGAAAAAGAACTTGATGCACAAAAAGCATTAGATAAAAAAGCACAAGTTGAAGAAAGTATGCAATTAATGGGTAGGCTTTCTGATTTTGTTGGTCAAGATACTGCAGCAGGAAAAGCATTAGGAATAGCTACTGCAACAATTAATACATATCAAGGAGCAAGTGAGGCACTAAAACAAAAGTCTACATTGCCATCACCTTTTGATGTAATAGCTAAAATAGCTAATGTAGCAATGATTATAGGTACAGGTATTAAAACTGTTAAATCTATTGCTTCAGTTAGACTTCCTAATGGTGGCGGTGGTGCTATGCCTTCATTATCAAATATTGCACCTATGATGCCACAATTACCTTCAGCAACTACAACTAATATAAGTCAACAATCAATTAACGATATAGGCAATCAAGCGGTAAGAGCCTATGTAATTGAAAGTGATGTTACTAGCAATCAACAAAGAATAGCTGCAATAAGACAAAGAGCAAGATTTAGTTAATATTTTAAAATTAGATATTTATGAGTATGGAATTACCTTTATATATGTTAGAGATTTCTGATGACCCATTAGATGATGCAGAAGTGCAGTTTGTCGCTTTGGTTGACAGACCTGCTATTCAAAAGAATTGGAATGCATTTAAGAATGAGCAAAAGTTTCAAGTTATTAGTGATGACAAGCGTATCATTAGCGGTTGTGCTATGTTGGCTGACACTCCTATTTTTAGAAGTGATACTAATTTTGGTGATTATTATGTGGCATTTTCTAAAGATACTATTGTCAAAATTGTACAGAAGTACTTTAAAAAAGGATATCAAAACAATGTAAACCTAATGCACGACCCTACTCAAATAGAAACAGGGGTAACAATGTTTGAGAGTTTTATAAGTGATAAGACTAGGGGTATTTTGCCAATGAAAGGATTTGAGGATGCACCTGATGGAAGTTGGTTTGTATCTATGTTAGTAGAGAATGATGAAGTATGGCAGCAAGTTAAGGAAGGTAAGATTAATGGATTCTCTATTGAGGGCATATTTAATTACACTCCAAAGCTATCTAAAGATGAAGTTAAGATGCAAAAGATTAAAGACATTTTAAGTACAATAAGTGCTTAAGTGATAAACAATTATATTTATTAACATTTAAAGAAAAATAAAGATGAACCCAAAAGAAGCATTACAACAAATAAGAGCATTATTTGAAGATATGCCACAAGTTGCTCAACCACAAGCACCTGTTGAACCTGCAGAACCTGCAGTTACAAAGGTAGAAATGGCAGAGTATTCTTTGGCTGATGGTAGTAAGGTTATGATTTCCGCATTGGAAGTTGGTGGTAAAGTAGAGATGGCTGATGGCACTCCTGCTCCACAAGGCGAACATAAATTAATGGATGGTACTTCTATCCAAGTAGATGAAACAGGAACAATCATTGAAATAGCTTCTCCTAAAGAAGATATTATGCCTGAAGAACCTGTTGCACCTGCTGCTGCTATTGCACCTGCACAAGACACTACTGCAATGGTAGCTGAATTAAAAGCAGATTTTGCAGAGCAAAAAAGTCAATTAGAAACAAAAATTGCTGAATTAGAGAGTAAAGTAAAACAAGGGTTTGCACAAGTAGCTGAATTAGTAGAAGCACTTTCAAATACTCCAACTGCTGAACCAACTCAAAAAGCAGCAAACGCTTTTCAATCATATGTATCTACAAATGATACAAAATATGATAGATTAGAAAAATATAGAAACGCAATTTTAAACAAATAAATTTATAAAAAATGTCATTTTCAGTATCAACATTAAGCAACTATACAAAAGAAAACGAAGCACAGTTAGTGACTTCATCTGTATTAGGTGCAAAAACTGCTGCCCTTATTAAAAGTGCAGGTAATGTTATGGTCGGTGTTAAATCAGCAGAAACTATCAACATTATGGATACAGATGCTTTCTTCCAAGCAGGTGGTACTTGCGGATGGAATGCATCAGGTACAACTACTTTTACTCAAAGAACTGTAACAGTAGGTAAAATCAAAGTACAAGAGGCTTTATGTCCTAAAGCATTAGAAGCTAAATACTTACAAAAGGCTTTACCAACAGGTAGCCAATATGATTCAATTCCTTTTGAGCAAGATTATTCTGATAGAAAAGCTAAAACAATTGCTTCTCAATTAGAGACTGCTATTTGGACAGGAGATACTGCTTCTGCTAATGGTAACTTGAATAAGTTTGATGGTTTTATCAAATTAATCGGTGCTGCAAGTGGTGTAGTAGATGCGAATGTATCAGGATTTATTTCAGGTGCTCCATTAACTTCTATCACTGCAGCTAATGTTGTTAGCTTGTTTGATGGTATCTACAAAGCAATCCCTGCAAAAGTAGTAGCTGCTGAAGATATGGTTATTGTTTGTGGTATGGATACTTTTAGAACTTACACAATTGCATTAAAGAACGCTAATATGTTCAATTATGCTTTTGATGGTAAAGCAGATGCTGAATTTGTATTGCCTGGCACTTCTATTAAAGTAGTAGCTTTACAAGGTTTAAACGGAACAAATGATGTTTTTGCAATGCGTTTAAGTAACTTGTTCTTGGGTACAGATTTATTGAATGAGGAAGAAAAGTTTGAAATCTTCTTTGCAAAAGAGGCTGATGAAGTTCGTTTTGCAGCAGAGTTCAAAATGGGTGTAAACTTTGCTTTCCCTGATGAAATCGTTAAAGTAACAATTTAATTATAAGGGGGTGAAATATCCCCCTATTTTTTAATAAGATAAAATAAACAAAAATGGCGTGTGCATTAACACAGGGATATACCCTAGATTGTCGTGATTCTTTAGGCGGAATTACGGAGGTTTATTTTATTGCAAGTTCAGATGTAACTTCAACTACCGAAGCTAGTGGTGTAATTACTGCATTAGTTAAAGCAACAGGTAAGAGGTTCTATAAATATGAGTTAACCAAAGGAACTTCAATGCTTACAGAGAATGTAGCATCTAATGTTCAAAATGGTACTTTATATTTTACCCCTGAATTGACAATAATTTTAAATAAGTTACAAGCAAATACAAGAAATGAAATCTTGTTATTAGCACAAAATAGACTTGTCGCAGTTGCTAAAGACAACAATGGTAAGTTTTGGTATGTAGGTAAAACAAGGGCAATAGATTTAACTGCAGGTAGTGCCGCAACAGGTACTGCTGAAGGTGATAGAAGTGGCTATACAT